ACGAACCGCCGCCCTTCGGCGAATGCGGTCTCGCAAGGATCGGTTCGGAAGGATTTGGTGCCGACGCCAGCCGCTTCCTTGACCAGCCAATCGAACACGGCACGCTGCTGCGTCTCGGAGGCATTGCCGCGAGATAATGCCTTCATGCCTGCGTGGATGACCGGAGTGTAAGGCGCGGCCTGATCGACCGGCTCTTTCTTCGGGATCGGGATGCGCTTGTTCAAAGCACCACCCCAACCGAAAAACCCGCTACTAACCCAGCAACAAACGCAACGAGTATGCCGGCAGCTACAAAGAGAGCCAGCACGTCACGCATCACGCAGCCATCGCATCAGGAGAGTTTTGCGCATCAGGACCAAGCGCCTGCCCAGCCTTGCCCACCTGTTCGGCTGCGGTGGCCCCGGCATTGATCTGCTCGATAAGCTGTTGCGCCTGCTGAGCCTGCCGCTGCTGATCGATGATGTTCTTCGCATCATCCTCGGAGCGCAGCCATTTGGCCGGCGCAACGGCCGAGAGCACGTCTCGGCCCGCCGTGGTGATGTCGACATTGGCGCCAAAGGTCGGGTCGAGTGCGAGCGTATCGGCAATGATGCCCTTCACCTCGACGAACACCTGCGCCTTCTGCTTCTCGATCGCATCGTGCAGAGGGCTTTCGAAGCTGAACTGGACGTCGGAGCCCTGCAATGATTCCGGGATTTCCTCGGCCGGCCCAAACACCCCATGCGCCAGCAGCAGCTCGAACGTCGTCTCGCAGATCGCCCCATTGTAATTGGACTCGACCGGCTCGAAGATCGGAGCAGACGCCCTGATAAACTCCTGAATGCGCTGGCCCACCTCATAGGCGGTCATCTCAGGCCCTTGAGCCGGGAGGTTCAGCTTGTTGAGGTAGAACGCGTCCTTCAACGTTTCCACGACCTGCTCGCGCAGATCCACGCCGAACGGAATGCCGGACTTGTCGATGGTGAGCGGACGCAGCACCTCACCAAGCCGTTCGTCATATTCGGCATCGATCGAGGTGAAGCCGCCGGCATAAAGCGCGAGGTCGCTGCGCAGCGCCTCGCCCACCCCAATCATCGGCGGGTTGGTCGCCTTCTCGCCCGCCTCAATCAGCGTCGCCGTCATCGCTTGAAGCAGCCGCGCCTCGGGCAATGCGGCACCGGCAGCCGGAGAAAAGCCGTACTGCGACCCGCTCACCGTCTGCCAGCGCGGGATGACGTACATCAGGTAGTTCTGGCCGGTCTCTTCGATGACATGATCGTTGTCGACATCGACGAAGATCGAGACGAAGCGCGCGCGTTTACCCTTACCAGGGAAGTCGCCCGGATAATCCTCGACCGGCATCACGATATGTCTGACATTGACCTCGCAATAGGGATCAGCCTTCGGGCCGGTAAGCTTCTCAAGGATCTTCGGATGGACCTTGCCGGGGAACACCTTCGACTGCTCGATTGCGGTCGACTTCCATTTACGATGGACCGTGCAGACCTTGCCGCGCACATCATTGGCCCATGCGACATCACGGACATGCCAGCAACGATAGAGCAGCTTGTTGACCGAGTAATCGACCTCAACCGTGATGACGGCATTGCCGATCGCAGCGAAGTCGTGATCCGCCTCCTTGGTCGCGCGCGTGAACAGCGAATCCGGATCGTACATTGCGCGGCGCATGACCGCCGTCTTGGCCTCAAGCCATTGCTTGGCGGCTTGATCCTCCTGATCCTCGCGGGTTGTCGCGGCATGGAACCAGTCGATCGAGGTGGGCCGAAGCATCGTCGAGAAGATGTCGCCCAGCTCGCGGCGCATGATGACGGGAATGGAGGTGGCGAGATTGTCAGCATAGTTGACGCCGGGCGTCCGCATCGCGGTGAAATCGGCGCGCTCCGGATATGTATTCTCACAAATTTCTTGCCACAGAGACAGCAAGGAAGAGCGCTTTGAGAAAAGGTTATCTCCCTGCGCGATGAGTTGCTTTGCGTCCATTACGCCACAAGCCCCCTCAGCACTTCGCGCTCCGTCGATTTTCTCGCCAAAACTGCCGCCCCGAAGCAATCAAATCTACCAATAGTGCGCATCTTGCCGCCAACGGTTATGTGCGCCCGCCACCGGTTAGTGGTGCGACAGCGTGTCACGCCTTTGACGCCTGATGTGCTGTTAGGGCGAAGGTCGCCGGCAATCATGGAAGCGGCTTGCTTTAAGAAAACTTCGTGGCCACGCGGTTTCCGGTTCGGGTATTTCCTGCCACGCAGAGCGGCAATAACATTAGCCTTGTGCGCCGAGGGAAGCGGCTTACCCTTACGCCGTGCCGACATTTTCGCCTTGCTCTCCGGCGAATGTCTGAAGCCAATTCTCTTACGACCTAACTGTCCCTCGCCGCCATCCGTCGCGTTGTAACCGTAAGGTGATCGAGTGCCGTGTTCCGCAATGGCCCGCCGCTCCAGAGCGCACAACTCTTCCCAATCATCGACAACCGCCAATGTCTCTAATCGAAGCGCTTCAGGCCCATATTTTGCGATAGCGCGATATATGGGCAAATGCGCCCAGCGCTGGCGGTTCGCAACATACAGGTGTTCAGCTAGCCGCTTTTCGGCAGTCTTGCTTGTAATGCCAATGTAAGCCTTCCCGCTGGGGAAGGTAATGCGATAAAGCTCCCCCATCAGCCAAACCCCCAGGCATAGCCTCGCCCACGCATCGTGCGCACAGGATCAGGCGCATCGTGCACAGTCAGTTTGCGGCGGGCGCGCAGCACGAATATCCGCGCAACCTCGGCATCGTTACTGTCCGAAACCCGAGATGCGATCGTCTTGTGCGAGATTGGCCGCCCGTTGGCGCTGGCAATCGCGTAGAGCGTCAACGCCTCAGCCAAGGTTAGCCCAAGATCGTCGCCATGAAATTGCGCAGCCCCACGTGGATCGAGCATGAAGCCGTCGCGGTCGATCACCTCATCGCGGGAAAGATTATACCCGCACGAGGGACAGATATGGCTCACCCGCCCAGCGTTCCTGATAGGCTGCCGCCGTTGGCGCGCACCGAGCCAAGGATGGAACCTTCCTGTGGGACCTTCCAACGCCGTCGCCTCAGCATATCCGGACTTTGATTGTCCGGTCCCAGCGGCGTGATCTCGGGCTGAGGCCCACTTGATGCTGGATCAGCAGCCTTCTTCTTGCCGCCACCCAACACGCCAAGAGACAGCGTCTTGATGATCTTCTTACCCACCGAGCGTATTCCCGCCAGAGGCCCCGTCAGTAAGAATGGTCGACGTGCGGCCACCACGCTGCATCTGCGCTGCAATCGCTTTCTTGCGGGCGTTCAGGATGGTCTGGTCATCCGGCAACGGCATGACCTGTGGTCTCTGAGCCGTAGCATCCGGCTTGCTCTTTTTGAGCCCAAAAAGATTCCCGCCAAGAATCCCAAAACTGGCTACCCTAAGTATCTTCTTTGCCATCTTTACACCGCCTTACGGACAAGGTCGAAATACGGCCTGCCATTTACGACCGCGCGCGAGCGTACGAAGCAGTGCCGCCGCGCGCTGTTAAAACTGCGATCCTCGACAAGAAACGAGCCGGCCTCATAGCCTGGCATCTTTTCGAGATAGGCCCTCTGCGCGCTCTCAAGTCTATCCAGAATTTCTTCCATCTCAGCGCTTCCTTGAGAATGTCGGCCCGCGGCCAAAAACGACGTTGGGCATGACCGGCCGGCGATGAGATTGCGCCGCCTTCCGCCATTCGGTTGCTTCGGTCACGGCCTTGGCGCCAGACCACCAGCACATCACGGTCGCGTCGCCCTTGTCAGGAGAGCGGCCAAGGCGTTTCACAAGTTTATCCTTGGGCTCCAAGTGGATGACCATGCCGCCCTTGCCCGACTTGGTTTCGAACGTCGGGGCGGTAAGGTCCGCCAGCAATTCCTTGTCAGGCGGCAGTGCCATCGTTGCACCGCCCGGTTGCGTCGGGTCCAACGCCTCGCGCAGCAGCCAATAGGCCTCGGTGCGAACATTGGCGAAGCGCAACTGATTATCCCGCGTCCGCCGAACCGATTCCTTGACGCCCATATAGCCAACGGCATCGACGCCATTCTTCGCCAGATGCGCCTGAGCATCACCACCCCAGCCGCCACCGAGATCGACAATCACCTTGGCATTATCGAGACGCTTGGCGAGCACCCTGCCAGCAACATCGGCACCTCCGGGCGTTTCGCCACCAGGAATTGCAATCGGGTCGGCGAACCAGTCATCGTAACGAATGGCGA